GCATCTTCCTAATTGATGGATGAGTTAGTCTTTATGACTTTCTCAAAATGATGATGCCCCTTGGATTGAGCACCGCCATCCCAACCAGCTCATCCATAACCCAGCCCTTGTGGAACTGTTCTACCAGGTTGTTCTCTTCTACGTCGAGAGAGTACATAACCGGGAAGACGCCCAAGAAGGACGGGTCCGGGGTCAGGTACGTGGTTCCTGGCGGGATGATGATCGATTTGCCGATCTGGAACTCACCGAACTGGACGATACGCTCGCCAGCAACGACGGAGTCCTTGAACGCCCAACCGGTGGTGTTAATGTCCCACCTGTAGAAGTCCCGGTACTCCTGCGGGTTGCACAGCAAACGAGTGCTGTCCAGGAGCCGCTGGTCGGTGAAGGTCACAGCCGTGTAGAGGTCGTCCGGCGACAGGTAGGTACCTGCAACCTGGATCTCGTTCGGCAGTGCACCAGTCGTCGGCGCTGCGGTCGGGTCTACATTCCGGTATTCCGCAGCAGATACTTCCAGCAAAGTCACCAGGCGGGCATCTTCCTGCCGCATAATGGCTTGCTTGGTCATATCCTGGGTGTACTCGACAATATTGCTCCGAAGATAATAGAGGTCTTCCTTCTTAATCTTCGGGAAGGATGCAATACGGAAGAGCAAGATCTCGATACGCTTGCCTTCAAATGGGGTGATCTTAATTTCACCCTCATCGCCATGCAGCAAATAGGCCTGACCAAGGTCATCGAGAATGTCATACTGGATCGGCACACCTGGGGTCAGGGTGTCTTCCAGCAGTACATTCCGGAGAATTCCTTGGTACCGCAATTGCAGCTGGATCGGGCCAATCATCGATTGTCCGAGGCGAATCATGCCATTCTGACGGTCAGAAAGGATGTTTGCCAGCTTCATTTGCTTGTCGCGAGCCGAGAGCTTGCGACCGCCGATCTTACGCATAGTGGCCTGCATATCTGCCACGTAGTCATCAGACTTCTTGGCGAACCGGCCTAAGCCGGATGCAGTTGCTACAGGAACAGCCATGTCATTCAACCCCCTTAGCTGTTTCCAACGCCAGTGAACGAGGCTGCGAAGTTGAATGGCCATAGACGGATCAGAATAACATCCGTAGATTCTACGTCCAACAATTCGGCAATCGCGTTAGCGTTTGTTGCGCCAGTAGGAGTCAAAAGGCCATTCGCATTTCCGGTCAGCAATACGCGACCACCGTCAGTCGGATTCAATCCCGACCAGTTGGCAGTCTGGTCAAATGCTGGTGCCAGAACTTCGAATACAGCCTGCTCGCCGCCGACCCATACTGTGAAAAGGTTGGTGCCGGTGGCAGTCACTTCATCAATACCAAGAGTTGGTGCGATGAATAGGGCGGACAAACCAAAAGGCTTTTGGTTCCCGCTACCAGTGAAGGGCGTGAATACCTCGGCCGTTTTGCGGCACATCACCGTCCCGGGCAGCACATCAAAGCTGCGGTCCCAGGCCGGATCGAGGAACCCGCCATATGATGTTGCTTGGTGCTGCGCGTAAATCGGACGTAGGGTCCGCTTCTGCGCAGGATTAGCAACAGTTGGTCTAAACATTGTTCGCCTCCCCCCAGAGGTCTCGTGTGGGCCTTAGATAAAGAGCCCGTAGTCGGTGTCGGGATCGCTAGCGGATACCTTCCGGCGACCGGCAGTTCGGCTGCCTAGCCCGGCTGGAATCCCCTTGGTCCCGCGAGAACCTGCGGCGGGTACCTTGCGTGCAGTCCTGGTCTTGCTCTGGTCCTCGACGACTGCTTCGAGAACTCGGATCCGATCGCGGACAACAGGCTGGCGCAGAGTTTCGAACTGTGCGGTCAGCTGCCAACGGTGGCTGTCGTTGTACTTGTTCGGATAGGCCGCGATGTATGCGTCGGCTAGTCGTACCGCCTCTGCTGCCGTGGCCAGCTTGGTGCGGGCTTCCTTGTCAGGAGCCCAGGTGCCCGCGTTACCGTCCACAACGTCCAGGACAGGGTCGGCGAGCTGGTCACCGGCGTTGTGCGCGAAGTCGCCCAAATCGAACTGGCTGGCTTGCGCCTCGGCGTCGGTCACATTCTTGACAGGAGCCTCTACGTCGATGCGGTCCTGCGGCGCAGCCACTTCAAGTGACTTGTCCTCGGCCTGTCGACGCATGTTTGCCCCCTCAA